GAACTATTCTCAATGCGGCTAATATGCCTAACATTGAAAAGATACTTCCGCCTAAGATTGAACCGCAACCGCTTGATCCAGTATCTGATATTATGGCTGTAACGAAAGGTATTCCGATTGCAGCATTTCCCGGTCAGAACCATGATGCACATATTCAGGTAAAGATGGCTTATCTTCAAGACCCAGTGAACGGTGCTAATCCTATCATGCAGCGGATTTCTCCAATACTTCAGGCAAACATTCAAGAACACTCTGTAATGAAATACCAAGAACAAATGGTTGGTATTTCTGAAGAGCTTATGAAAGAAACGCCTGATCAGGCTAATAATCCTGCGGTAGTTGAGATGGCTATGGCGCAAGCAGCGCAACAGGTAATGAACGCCAATAAAGCCATGGGTCAGGCGCAGTCACCTGAACAACAGCTTGTTGCTCTGGAACAGGCAAAGGTTGAACTGGAGAAACAGAAGCTTCAGTCTGAGACTGCAACTGACGCAGCAGAGCTTGAGATTAAAAACAAAGAGCTTGAGATCAAAGAAACTGCACAGATTATTGAAATGCTCAAAGCATCTGCAACAGCTAACTCAAGAGAAACTCAATCTCAGCTTAATCGTGAATCTAAAGAGGCGATGAAAGAAGCTGAACTAGCTACACGAAAAGAAATTGAAGAGGCAAAAATTGCCGCTGATATGTTAAAGAAACAAATGGAAGACGATAAAGAAATGGATATGGCTGCGTTACAAAATCTTACGCAGCTTGCTAATGAACAAATGAAGGAGATAAACGATGATGACGAAAGGTAAAGGTTATCCTGAACATGTAAAGGATACCGACAAAAGCTTTGGCGACCCTTATGCACAGGACATCACGGGTGGCCGTAATATTCGCTCTGCACTGAACAAATGGGATGACTACTCTTGGAAGTCTTCCGACAAAGGTGAAAAGAAGTAGTGCCTGACATTTGGGACGAAGTAGTAAGCGAGTACAATAAAGAGATTAACAATCTGAGGATAGCATTGGGTAATGGCTCTGCGGAGGACTATCCTCACTATCGTCAGATTGTTGGTTCTATCTCCAGCCTAGAGTGGGCCAGAGATAATTTAACTGATATAGTAAAGAAACGTATTTATATGGAGGACGACGAGTAGTAATGCAGCAAGTAGGTTTAGGTGGCGCAATGAAAAATGATTTGTGGATAACTGAGGACGACGCACCCGATCCCAGCCCACTCCCCACTCTACCGGGATTTCACGTTCTAGTGCGACCCGTTTCAGTAAAGAGTGTAACTAAAGGTGGTATCTTTCTACCGGATTCAACCAAAGACGATATGGCATATCTCACGACTGTCGCACAGGTTCTAGCGTTAGGAGACTTGGCATATATGGATAAAGAGAAGTTTCCCGGCGGGGCTTGGTGTAATGTAGGCGACTATGTATGCTATGGCAAACACGCAGGAACTAAACTATTTTACAAGGGTGTACGTCTAATACTCTTGTTTGATGATCAGATTATTATGAAAGTAGAAGACCCTAAAGACCTTGACCCCACATTTAATTTAGGAAAAGGTTCTAACTGATTTGGGAAATTAAGACTTTTGTGATATAATAATATAAACGTAATCGTTTGTGTCGTTAACAACGGAGAGTAAAATGAGTAACGAAAATGATGGATGGGAAACCATTGAGGTTTCAGAAGATAGTAAAGAAGTTGAATTTGAAATTGAAGAAGAAGAACAACCAGTACAGGCAAAAGAAGAGGTTGTTCAAGAACAGCCGGAACAAAAAGTTGAGCCTGAACAGCCGAAAGAACTAGAAGGTATTGAAACTAAAGGCGCTGAAAAAAGAATTAGGCAACTGATTCGACAGCGCAAAGAACGTGAAGAAAAGATTGATGAGCTTATTCGACAGAATGAAGAGCTTAAACAAAACCTAAATAAAAAAGAAGAAGAAGTAAATAATATTGCTTCTCGTAGCGTTGGATCAAGTGAGAAGCAGCTAACTCAAAATATTGAACTGGCACGTCAAGCTTATCTTCAGGCATTTGACGAAGGAGATAAAGAAAAGGTTTTGGCAGCGCAGGAAATTCTAAATGCTGCTCAAGCTGATCTTAAAACCGTTCAAAACTATAAAGCTAATATTGCAAAGCGAATGGAAGAAGCTTCAAAAGAAGTAGAAAAGGAACCAGAGCTTGTATCGCAGACTCAGGCTTATGATCCAAAAGCAAATGAATGGGCGCAGCGAAATGATTGGTTTGGACAAGATACAGTTAAAACCGCAGCCGCTCTTGCAATAGATGCTGAACTGAAGGGAGAAGGATATGATCCCAGTGATGACGAATTTTATGAAGAAATTGACAAGCGCCTTGAAATGGCCTTTGGTCAAACTTCAAACCGTGTGCAGGAAACTGAGAGACAAAGTAACTCAGGCACGTCACAACCTGCTCAAGTGGTTTCGGGGGCTTCACGCTCGTCTCCGAACTCTAATAAAAAAGTAAAGCTTTCCAAAGAAGACGTAAGGCTTGCTAATAAATGGGGCATCCCACTTGAACAGTATGCCGCCGAGAAGCTGAAGGTAACTTCGGCTGATGGTGAATATACTAACATAAACATGTAGGCGTGGAGGAAAGAATATGACACGAAATGAATCACGTACTGAGAGTATGCGGGAACAGAATACTAGAGAAGAAGAGTGGACTTTTGAAGAGCCGAATGCTCTGGACATTCCAGAAAGTGTGAAAGCACGTTTTGATAATGAGGGCATGGCGCTACGTTGGATACGAATCTCCCTTCAGGGTCAGGATGACATCACGAATGTTGGCAAAAAGCTGCAAGCAGGATGGGTGTTTGTAACTCCAGATGAAGTTCCCGAAATGTCTCTTACATCCTTCGTGAGGGATGAAGGCAGGTATCAAGGCTCTGTGTGTCGAGGTGATGTAGCCTTGGTTAAAATGCCAGCCGGAAAAGTGAATGCTCGTAGGAAATTCTATGAAGGTAAATCAAACGATCAGATGGAAGCTGTCAACTCTCAGTTGATGAAAAACTCTGATTCACGTTTTCCTATTTCCAACACGAGTCGTTCTGTTACAACCAAGGGAAGGCAACCGTCCTTTCAGGACTAGCCTCCCATAATTAAGGAGATGAAACATGTCTACTACTAAAGCATTTCGTGGTTTCATTCCTGCTCGTAAAAAAGGTGGCGGCTACAACAACGAAGCCGTGACCGACATGATTACTCTGACCTCTTCGGGTCAGGCTCAGACGCCCTCCAATAGCATCTTTACCGGCGATCCGGTGGTGCTTCCCGGTGCGAACTTTGCGACGATTTCTCCGTATATCGCTGCGACGCTCAAGCCGTCTGGAGTGTTCATGGGTTGTCAGTATGTTGAAAATGGCGAGCAGAAGTTCTCTCGGTATTGGCCGGGCGGAACGAGTGCCACGGATATTAAATTCTTTGTGATCACTGATCCCGATCAGACGTATTACATTCAGGCTTCTCTGTCGCTTTCGGCGGCTGAGTTGGCTATTGTCAAAAACTACAACGTAACCGTTAGCTCCACTGCCTCTTCGGGCAGCACGACTACGGGTCAGTCGAGCTACTATCTGGACGGTGCGTCCGGCACGGAAGCTGCTGCTGCCGTTCGTGTGATTGGTAAAGCTCAGTTCCCTGATGAAAAGGACTCTGATGCTTATCCGATTGTGGAAGTATGGCTCAACCATCACCGTGACCGTTTTGTAACGGCTACGGCGTCAACGGCTTAATAGGGAGGATTTATCATGGCTATTAATAGAGCTAGTATTGCTAAAGAACTCCTTCCCGGTCTTAACGCCGTTTTTGGGATGGAGTATGGAGAGGTCAATAACGAACATGAGGCTCTCTATGAGATTGAAAATTCTGACCGTGCCTTTGAAGAAGAAGTTCTCTTCACGGGCTTCGGCACCGCCCCTACTAAGGGAGAGGGTGCATCGGTTTCTTATGATGACGCACAGGAAAGCTACACGGCTCGCTACACGGCGGAAACCGTTGCGCTTGCTTTTGCTGTCACCGAAGAAGCGATGGAAGACAATCTTTATGACACGTTCGCTAAACTTCGTGCAAGGGGTCTTGCCCGTGCAATGGCGAACACCAAGCAGGTGAAGGCTGCTAACATCTACAATAATGGTTTCACTGATACCATTGGTGATGGCGCTCCGTTCTTCTCTGCGGCTCATCCGACGATTTCTGATGGTCTTCAGTCTAACCTTCTTGGTGCGGCTGACCTGTCGGAAGCTACGCTTGAAACTGCGCTTACCGCCATTCAGAAGATCAAAGATGATCGTGGTATTCTGGTTGGTGCTAGTGCGATTTCTCTGCATATCCCGGTTGATTACTGGGCGGTTGCGGATCGTGTTCTTTCGTCGCCGGGCAACACTCAGGCGAGTGCTGGCGGTGCGAACCCGAATACGAACGCCATCAATGCGACCCGTCACATGGGCATGGTTCCTGAAGGCTTCTTCATTAACCGTCGCTTCACTGACACGGACGCATGGTTTGTTAAGACGGACGTTCCGAACGGCACGAAGATGTTTGTGCGGTCGCCGCTTCAGACCAAGATGGAACCGGACTTCGACACCGGCAACCTTCGATTCAAGGCTCGTGAGCGTTATAGCTTCGGCGTCTCGGATTGGCGTGGCTGGTTTGGTAGCGCTGGTTAATCAGCAAATGAGGGAGGGTGGCTTCGGCCACTCTCTCTTCATTCTTAAAGGAGATACATATGGCTTCAAATATTAAAGTTGCGATAGCCACAGGTGACTCAGTTCTTAAATATGTAGAAGACGATACGACTGTTGGCAGTAATGGAACTGCTGATAGTAATATTCCTAGCGTCTCTCGGATTGTTGCGGTACATGCTGTGGCAACTCTTGGCGGCTCTTTTGCTATTAAAGGTCAGAGGCAGATTACAAATAAGACAGCAGAAGGTACTGCAATTAAGTTTCAGGTGGTAGCCAGCGAATCTACTGATATTTATATGGGTGACTTGGGAGTTGCCGTCTATGGTGTGGTTAGCGTTTCAGCGCCCACTGATGGTTCCGTTCTTACCGTAATGCTTAATTAATTATGCCTAATTATGCTTATCTAAAGACAGACCTGATTAATACAACGGAGAATGACTCTACGGAGTTTTCTACGCAGGTATCTGCTTTTGTAAAGAAAACAGAGTTTCGATTGGTGAAAGACTTGGACGATGTAGGTCTGAGCGAATATGCCAATGTATCGGTATCGGCTGGAAATGCTGGTGCCGTTTCTTTGAATGATCGTACTCTTATTATCCGTAATGTTAACTTTGTAGTTAGCAGCGGTACAAGTACGACTAATCTTCTTCAAAGAACAAATGAATATGTAAATGACTACTGGCCGGTGAGCGCCTCTACTGGAACGCCTCGGTATTATAGTCGCAGAACTAATTCTTCTATTCGTATAGTGCCTACACCAGTGTCGGTTCTTACAGTAGAAGTTGAATCACAATCACAGCCGCTTGCCCTTGCTTCTGCTACGGGAACTAGCGTGACAACTACAAACTACTTTAGCGAATATTGTTATGATGCTCTCTTTGCTGGCTGCATGGTAGAGGCAACCATGTATATGAAAGATTGGAATACCCTTCCTGTTTGGCAGCAGCAGTATCAGACCGCAATAGATCAACTTAGAAATCAAGCACGTCGCAGCAGACAGGATGATATGGCAGTTGCTGGCTCTCCTGCTGGTGGACCTAACACAATTATACAAGGAGCAAGTTAATGGCTGGAAGAAAAATCGCATCTACTGTTGGTAAACAAATAGGTAAAATTATTAGTCCAGAAGATGCAGCTAAAAGACTAAAAGGACGCAAGAGAAAACTTCAAACTGGTCCTAAAACTGACCCAAAAAAACTTGAAGATATGCAGGCTGCTGGGAAAAGAGCTAAAAAGGCTGCGCCAAAAAGTAATGGCAAACCCAAAAGAAATTATAATATGGATGCTAAACAGTTTGAACCTAATAAGCCGCAGGCTGCTGGTATGGTTAAGAGAGAGTCTTCTCTTAAAAGTAAAAAGGCAAAACTAGCTGAAGAATATGATGGGCTAACCGCAGGTGCTAAAAGAGCCGAACGACTAAAAGGTAATAAAAGTAAGTTTTACTCTGTCTTTAAAGATAGGGGAATGACCCCAATGAAGAGTGGTGGCTACATGAAAAAGAAAATGGCTGGTGGTGGCGCACTAAAACCTGTAGACAAAGCTAAAAATCCGGGCGTTGCTGAACTTCCTAAGCCTGTTCGTAATAGAATGGGATTTGCTAAAAAAGGAAAGAAAGTTAGCGAAAGCATGATGGAAGATTATACTTCTGTTCCGAAAGAACTTTCTGCACAAGCTCAGGCTAAAAAGAAAAAGAAAATGGGTGGTGGTAAAGTTTACAAACGCAAACATAGCGGTAAGGTTATTAAAAATAATATGAGCGGACAAGACCTTGTAAACGCTTGTTATGACTAATCGCTCTAGCATACGAAAACAAGTCACTCGCCCCGGTAAAGTAAAGAAAGTAATGGGCGAATACAAACGGGGTAAACTTAAAAGTAGCTCTGGCAGAAAAGTTACAAATAGGAAACAGGCTGTAGCCATTGCACTTAGCGAGGCACGGCGTAAGAAACGCAAAAGGAGAAAGTAAATGTCTGACTCACCGCAAATGCGAACGACGTTGATTAATCGTCCTCATGATCTTAATAAAATTGTGGGCCGTCCTACTGGACAGGGCTATGGTGCTGCACGTAAAGGGCCGCAGGTAATGGGACCGCCTCAAGATGTTGTAGTTGACGAAGACTACAACGAGGGCAAAGCCTTTAAAGTAGAGGGTTAAATTATGTCATCAAGAAAAGTAGCAACTGAGGTTACAAAGCGTGTTGGCCGTCAGCGCAGGCCTCGTGGTGCCAAAGCCGCAACTCCTGCTCAAAGGGCTGGTGCTAAACAGGCTGGCATGTCTCTTAGGGAGTTTAAAAAACTTCCTGAAGAAAAGCAGAAGAGGTTTATCAAAGAAGCTAAAGAAGCAGAGACGCCTAAAGAGAAAAAACAGCCTAGAGTGAAACGAACTCCTGCTGAAAATAAAGAGCTTGCAAAGTTAAGGCGTGAACAGCAGAGAGAGATGCGAGAAGGATCGTCAGATATTCTTCCTAAGCGTCGTGCCACTGGACCTAAAGGACAGGAAGTAGAACAAGGTCCGCTTCTTTCAAAAGTTCCCACCCCACGTAAAGAAGAAATGTCTCCTGCCGCACGTCGCCGTCTTGGTAAGTCTGGTATGCTTAAACGTGGTGAGTATGCTCCTCCTCGTGAAATGGTTGAGGAAGCAATGGGCGCAAGGCGTGGTTCTGAAATGATGCCTACGGGTAAAGAGCTTGATGATCTTATTGCCTCTGGTTTTGAAATTAAGAAGTATGGTGGCAAGGTAAAACGTCGCATGGGTGGTAAGGTACGAGGCTACGGTAAAGCTCTGCGTGGTTACTAAGGAGTTTCTTGAGAGGTACAATAAGTCTGTAGAAGAAGGATACGATGACTATAGTCTTATTGACTTCTCAGGAACTAAACCAGATAAGAATGACTACGAAGACTTTCAAGAGTATATCAACGATCTATGTGAATATATAGGAAACAAATTTAGGTATACATATGGCAGTAAAGCGAAAAAGAAAGCCTAGCAACATGAAAGGCATTACCATTGGTCGGGGCATGAAGCGTCCTACCAAAGCTGGTGCTGGTATGACTAAGAAGGGTGTTGCTAAGTATCGTAGACAGAACCCCGGCTCTAAACTACAAACTGCTGTTACTGAGAAAAGCCCGTCTAAGAAAAGGGCCGCAAGACGTAAATCATATTGCGCTAGGTCTGCTGGACAAATGAAGAAGTTTCCGAAGGCTGCTAAGAATCCGAATAGCCGTCTAAGGCAAGCTCGTAAGCGGTGGAGATGTTAATGAAAAAATCTGTAGATGCTCCGAAAGGATATCACTGGATGAAGTCTGGTAAAAGCTTTAAGCTTATGAAGAATCCTAGAGGTGGCTATGTGCCGCATAAGGGTGCTTCCAAGAAAGCCAGCTTTGAAGTTCAGAAGATACACAAGAAATGATTAAGCGTAAGAAAGGTGGCACAGCTACTAAGCGTGACCCAAAGAAGTGGGCAGCGGCAAAGGCCAAAGCAAAACGTAAGATGGGTGGTAAACACTCTGCCAGAGCTATGCAGCTTGCTGTTAAGTATTACAAGGATGCCGGTGGAACTTATAAAGGTAAGAAGAAGTCTACCAATAAACTGTCGAAATGGAGCAAGCAGAAATGGCGCACGAAATCAGGCAAACCCTCTGGCAAAACCGGAGAGCGTTACCTACCGGAGAAAGCAATCAAAGCTTTGTCGGCAAAGGAATATGCAGCGACCACCAAAGCAAAGAGAAAAGGGACTGCTGCCGGAAAGCAGTTCGTGAAGCAGCCCAAAAAGATAGCACGCAAAACTAAAAAATATAGAGTGTAAGTTGAAAAAGTTTTTAAATAAATTTTCAGAAGCATGGATACAAGCTTTTATATCTTGTTGTACTATGATGGTACAAGGTAACTTTTTATCTTTATCTTTAAATCATGCTTTTGTTGCTTCTAAAACAGCTACAATAACAGGAATAGCAACAGGTTTATTCTTAGTAAAGCTTAATAAAAATATGTCTCCTTTTATAGTAGCATGGATAGTTGGTTTATTTACATCAATAAGTGATTATATTGTACATCCAACACACTTTGGTGACTTTTTTTATGAAGCATTAGCTACAGGTATTATGGCAGGATTTCTTGCTTATGCTTATGAAAGGTATAGAACATAATGGTTACAATTCCCTCCATAACTGCTAGAGGCATTCACGAGCCTTTCTATCTTCAGGTAGCTAGGGGTCAAATTCTAGAACATGAAACAGTTTTTAAGTTTGGCTTTAATCCAGACGTAAACGGTACAGAAGAAACTATCTGGGATGTAGGTGGTATTTATGCCTATCCTAGTTCTGCCGTTGCTATGACTGTAACAACAGATGCCGGTACACCAGCAAACGATAATGGTGTAAAGGTAATAGTCTTTGGTTTGGATGAAGATTACAACGAAGTTAATCAGGAAGTAACTCTTGCTGGTGCTGGTACAGCTACAACTACACAGACATTTCTTCGTGTCTTTCGTGCCTATGTCAGCGGATCACAAGCACCTACTGGCAACCTGAACATTACCAACGGTGGGACGACATATGCTCGTATTACTCTTGGTGAGAATCAGACACTGATGGCTCTGTGGACTGTTCCTGCTGGGTACACAGGATTTTTAGATCATGTCAACATTGCTACTGGTACGACTAACTCTAACCAGTACGTTACTGCTCAAATTGTGCAACGTACACAGGGCGGTGTGTTTCGAGTTATGATGAAACAGACCCTTGGTTCAGGCGGTGTTGCAGATTTTCTTCTACGTTATCCGATTTCAGTATCTGAAAAAACAGACTTAGAAGTACGGGCAGAATCTTCTGGCTCTAATAACTTAATTTCTGCAAACTTTTCTATGGTGTATATTAAAAATCCTTATGAGGTTAGTTAATGGCAGTTTCAGGTACATATGACTTTAACCTTGATATAGACGAGGTTATACAAGAAGCCACAGAAATGATTGGGGGTGAAGATACTCTTGGTCATGAACCTGCTTCTGCACGTCGTTCTATTAATCTTATGCTTAAAGATTGGCAGAACAGGGGTGTCCTTCTATGGAGTACTTCTGTTTCCAGCGTAACTGTAGCAGCAAGTGTTACAGCATACTCGCTTGCGTCTTCTACTGTAGATGCTTTGGAAGTTGTTCTTAATAGGGATGATACTGATATACAGCTTGAGCGTATAACTCCTGAAGAATATCTTCTTATTCCTAACAAAACTCAGACAGGTCGTCCTACTCAGTATTCTATTCGCAGAGGACGGGACAATCCCACTCTATCTGTGTGGCCTATTCCTGAAAATTCTACAGACGTTTTGAAGATGGAGATTATATCTGAACTTCAAGATGTAAACAAATCTGCCATACAAAATGCAGACTTGCCGAAAAGATTTTTGCCGTGCCTAACCTGCGGTCTTGCTTATTACATGGCAATGAAACGTCCTCTTGTTCCTGAAAATAGGATCATGATGTTGAAGGCAAACTATGAAGAACTTCTTATGAGAGCTATGGAGGAAGATCGTGAAAGGGCTTCTATGTATCTTCGTCCCAGACTAAGGTATATCTAGTGGCTAGTAATAAAAATGCACTAGCTATGTGCGACACCTGTGGATTTGTATATCCGCATCGCACTATGAGAATGAATAGCTATGGGATGCTGGTATGCCCAGAGGACTTTGAAGGAGCGTTTGATCTGAAAAACCACCCTCAAAATCAAGTACCTGATGTAAGAGATAATCCAGCTATTCTCAATCCTCGTCCAGATACGGGCGGTAGAAATATTACATGGAGCGAGGCTTCAAGTACTTGGGGATCAACAGATAAATATTGGAATCTAATATGAGTGATTTAACCGGACAGCTAATATCAAATACATATAAGCAGGTAATACTTGTTAGTTCTTCTACCAGTAATACTGGCGTTAATACTTCACTCAAAGCTGTGCAGACGGGTGATGGAACGAACACTGCACTGAAGGTAGCAACCAATGCTGTTCAGATTACTGGAGCCTTGGGAGTTACTGGCAATGTATCATTAGATGCAAATCTTCATGTAGATGATAAAGTTTGTGCAAGTGCCTTCTATGGAGATGGTTCAAATCTTTCTGGTGTAACCGCCTCTGTTGGTGGTAATATTTCTGTTAGCAATGCTACGGTAGGTGGTAATCTTTATGTAGGTGGTACTGCCACAGTAGCTGGTGCTACACATCTACAAAGTACCGTATCAGTTGGAGGGGCTGCACAGTTTGGTTCTACGGTAACTGTATCAGGTGCTGCACAGCTTCAGAGTACGGTAACGGCTGTAGGTGCTGCAACATTTAAGTCTACAGTTACAGTAGAGAATGCAGCGATACTAAAAAATAATGTATCAGTTGGCGGTACGTTTGCAGCGGCTGGTGCAGCTACCTTTACTTCAAAGACGGAGTTTGATAATGATGTTTCAGTTAGTGGACGTTTGGATGTTGCTTCTTCTGTTTGCGTAGGTGGTATTGCAAAGTTTGCGAGCGATGTGTCTGTAAGCGGTAATCTAAATGTAGTTAATAATGTAACTGCTGCGTTTTTCTATGGCGATGGTTCTAATCTTACAAATGTGGAAGCTGAACTTGGTGTTGCCACAAACATCTCTGTATCAGGATTTATACATGCTGGTGGTAGTGTATCAGTTAGTGGGCCTTTCAATGTTGTAGGTGCGGCCACCTTTAAAAGCAATGTTTCTGTAAGCGGCAATTCAAACTTTACAGGAACCGTTACAGTTGGCGGTGCGGTGAGTCTTGCTTCTAGTCTTAGTGTAGGTGGCGCAGCTAACTTTGCAAATACAGTTACAGTAGCAGGAGCGGTATCGCTGGCTTCTACGCTATCTGTTGGAGGTGCAGCAAATTTTGCAAGCACAGTAACTATAGCTGGTGCTAATATTCAAGCAACTAATGCAAGAGTTTGTGCAAGCGCTTACTATGGAGATGGATCAAACCTTACCGGGATCAGCACAACGGTAGAGGGTAACATATCTGTAACTGATCTTGTAGTTGGTGGGACAGCTAACTTTGGAAGTACTGTAACAGTTGCTGGTGCAGTTAGTCTTGCATCAACTTTGAGTGTTGGTGGTGCCGCTAACTTTGCAAGTACAGTAACTATTGCTGGCACAAATCTACAAGCAACTAATGCACAGGTATGTGCTAGTGCTTATTATGGAGATGGTTCTAATCTTACAAATATTAGCGGTGCCGCTATATCTGGAAACATTTCCGTTAACAATGCAACAGTTGGTGGAAATCTACATGTAGGTGGAACAGTAACTGCCGTTGGCGCTGCTACATTTAAAGATGACGTTTCTGTTAGTGGGAATGTTAATCTTGGAGGAACAGTTACAGTTGCTGGTGCGGTAAGCCTTGCATCAACTCTAAGTGTAGGTGGAGCGGCAAACTTTGCAAGTACGGTGACTATTGCTGGTACAAATTTACAAGCAACCAATGCTCGTGTTTGCGCTAGTGCATATTACGGAGACGGCTCTAATCTTACGAATGTGCCAATTAGTGGAAATATATCCGTTAACAATGCAACAGTTGGTGGAAACCTGCATGTTGGTGGAACGGTAACTGCTGTTGGTGCTGCTATATTTAATAGCACAGTAACTGTATCTGGCAATGCTACATTTAAAACAAATGTTTCTGTAAGTGGTAATACCAATCTTGGTGGAACTGTAACAGTTGCTGGTGCAGTCTCATTAGCCTCTACACTGTCAGTAGGTGGTGCAGCTAACTTTGGTAGCACTGTTACAGTAGCAGGAGCGGTTTCTCTAGCATCTACTCTTAGCGTTGGTGGGGCAACCAATCTTCTTAGCACAGTAACGGCTGCTGGTAATGCTGGCTTCCTTGGCACTGTGCGAGTGTCTGGCAACACTTCACTAGAGGGGCAGCTACAGCTAACTGAGTCAGCGGCTGCTGCTGTACATACCACAGCTATTAATGGTGTAACGTCTGTATCTCTTAACTTCGGTATAGCGCAGAACTTCTTTACTTCTGTTACTGCTGCACATACTCTGGCACGTCCTACTAATGCAAGAGTAGGACAGGTTGGTAGTATTCTGCTAATGCAGGATGGCGGGTCTGGTACACTGTCTTATAATGCATGTTTTAAGTTTATTGGTGGTACAGCGCCAACACTATCAACGGCTGATAATGCAGTGGATAGGTTAGATTATATTGTTGTATCTGTTTCTTCTGATAATACTGCTGAGAATATTCAAGCAGTAATGACACAAGCTTATAGTTAGGATTAATAAGAATGGTATTTAGTAATAATCTTCTGATGGGTGCCGCTGGTGCTGCTGCTGGAGCTGGTTACACCATCGACCAGTCAATCCGGTTTAATGACAATGACTCGGCGTATCTGGAAAAAACCTTTGCCAGTGCTGGAAATAGGCAGATATGGACTTGGAGTGCTTGGATTAAATTATCCGGAAGCACTGCACGGCAAATTATTTTTGGTGCAGCGGGTGGCCCTAGTTATATCTCTATTAATGAAAACGCCACTGGTTCAGCCTTTTTCAATCTTTATAATGCTGGCTGGTATTGGGAAACGGCTGCAAAATATAGAGACCCATCAGCGTGGTATCATTTGGTTTGGGCATTTGACACTACCAATGCAACTGCCGATAGCAGAATGCGGTTTTATGTTAATGGTTCAGAAGTAACTGACTACTCAACTAAATACGCAACTGGTTCTCAAAATGCAAGCGGCGACATAAACAATAACGTCGTGCATCGTATTGGTCGTCACCCAGCAAGTACTAACTATTATGACGGCTATCTCGCAGAAATTAACTTTGTTGATGGTCAGCAGTTAGCACCCACAGACTTCGGTGAAACCAACGCTGACACCGGAGAGTGGGTGCCGATTGCCTACACTGGCTCTTATGGAACCAACGGCTTTTACATCACAGGCGCTGACAGTGCTGACTTAGGTGCTGACGACAGTGGCAACGGGAACGACTTCACCAGCAGTGGCTTGACTGCGGCGGATCAGGTTACGGA